AATTAGCTAGCCCAGGTTTTAAGGTTGAGAATAAAAAATTAACTGAAAGACAAAAGGAGTTTCTATCTCTTTCTTTAGATCAAGATACGCGCATAATGTTTATATGCGGACCAGCAGGCAGCTCAAAAACTTATATGGCTGTCTATTCCGCATTAAGGCATTTAAGCAATAATAATGATTATGATTTAATGTATATTAGAACTGTAATTGAAAGTGCTGATAAAGGGCTTGGCGCTTTGCCAGGCGATATTGCAGATAAATTTAATCCATATATAGCTCCCTTAAAAGACAAATTAGATGAAATGTTACCAGCTAAAAATACAGCTCCCTCGGTGATGAAAGAACTAATGGATGAAAGGGTAGATGCGTTGCCCATTAATTTCCTTAGAGGCGCTAATTGGATAGACAAAATAGTTGTGGCTGATGAAGCGCAGAACTTTACATTTAAAGAGCTGACTACTCTAGTAACTAGACTCGGTAAAAATAGTAAATTATTTATATGTGGAGATTTTATGCAGAGCGACATTAATGGAAAAAGCGGATTCGGACCGATGTACGATTTATTTAATGACGAAGACAGTAAATTGAAAGGCATTCACTGCTTTCGATTTACAAAAGATGACATCATGCGAGATGAATTGCTTAAATTTATAATTGGAAAACTTGAAAATAAAAAATAATTGTGTATATCTTTGTATACGATGGAACTTATCTCAGCAATTATAGGAGCGGTAACTACCCTGGCGGGTATTTATCTCACGCATAGATTAAAATCAAAAAAAGATCCCCTGCCTAAGGATATAAATCGCAACGATAATATTTATACTGCTCTTTCATACCTTATTGCCGAGACAGATTCTGATAGATGCTACGTCTATGAATTTCATAATGGAGACTATTATTATAGTGGCAATTCGCAACAAAAATTTAGTAACACATATGAGATCGTTGAAGAAGGAATAAGTTGCGAAGCGTCTGCAGAGCAGAATTTAAGAGTTTCGAATTATAACTTTTTTATTAAAGAATTAATTGAAGAGGGTGGTATATGTTACTCTAACACAGAAAAAATACCAGACCCTTTATTCAAGGAAAAAATGCATAATAAGGGTATTAAAAGTATATCTTGCGTTCCAATTAAGTTATTGAATGGTAAGATTATAGGAATTTTGGGAATTGATTATGTAAAACATACTGTAGATTGCGATCAAGACATGTTCGAATTACTTAAGAATCAGGCTCGAATTATCAGCGGCTATCTTGGAGATTAGTTGAATTTTATTTAATTAATTATATAATTAACTATGAATATAGTTTATTGCACTAACTGTGGTCACAAAATAGAATACACATCTCCTTCTCCTAAATTTTGCCCTTCATGCGGTAGCAGCATGGATGGATCAAAAGCTTCTGTAGACAACTCTCAAGTTGATGATATTGTTGTAGAAAAAATTCCATCTATATCTAAATTAGAGTACGAAATAGATGCGAGCAATGGTAATAGAGTTATTTCTGGAGGTGATTTAAAAAATATCTCCGAATCCCCTAAAAGAAAGGTTTCTAAGTCAAGTAATGATAGCGAAGATCTTATCAAAGAAGGTATGCAGTTATGCAGGAAAAGCAAAAAGCAGACCGATATTGATGACTAGGAAGGAAAAATTAAGCTACGAAGACTGTGTTGATGTAATTGATAATGAATTGCGTAAACGAAAGCACAAATGGCGCCTCCACGCTCTCGCATGGATGGATTACGATGATGTCCAACAAATAATTCGTGCTCATATTTACAAAAAATGGGATCAATGGGACCAGAAAAGAAGTTTAGCTCCTTGGATAAATAAAATAATATCCAATCAAATTAAGAATATATTCAGGAATTATTATACTAACTTTGCTAGACCTTGTTTAAACTGCCCATTCGCTCAATCTTCGGCTAGTGAACATGAAGAGGGCCACACTGGCTTATGTGGATTCACTCCAAGCGGGGTTCAATGTTCAGAGTGTCCATTATATTCTAAATGGGAGAAAACGAAAAAAAGTGCTCATGATATAAAAATGCCATTAGCTTTAGAGCATCATCCTCAGGAAGTATATAATATATCAGAGGAATTAACTGATATTTCCGAAGCAGAAAGAAAATTGCACACATTAATGGAGTTTAAGTTATCTGATAAACATTATGCAATTTATAAAATGATATATGTTGAACATCTACCAGAAGAAGAGGTTGCTAAAAAGATGGGTTATAAAAGTAATGAAAAGGGCAGAAAGGCTGGATACAAGCAATTAAAAAACCTAAAGAAAATATTCATTGAGAAAGCAAAAGAAGTTATTGATAGAAAGGATATTATTTTATGAGCAAAATAGAATTAACGGAAACTCAAAAAACCTACCTAAGGGAAAATCACAAAAAAATTCCAGATTTAATAAAACTCACTCAAAATACTTTTTTAGACGATACTCTAGATGGAAGATCAAAAGAAGGTAGAGCTGTTAAAGACTTCTTGGTTGAAGAGAGTTTAGATTACAATACAACAAAAAAAGAGAAAAAAGGGCCAATAGAACTCGCTGATGAACAAAAAGATGAGATTCTAGACTTAGCAGAAGACGGCTTAAACTCTTTCCAAATTGCTCAAATCATATTCCCCGATGAAGAGGTAAAAAAGCTATCTACGGAGCAGCGAACGGTTATGGCTTATATTAAAGATGTAGCGCCAGACTTGCTGCAAAAAGATGAAAAACCAAGAGTGCGCGAGAAGTATCAGCCACCAGACAGTTTTAACGATGTAATTAACTTAATATCAAATTATACTGGTGACGAATTGAATCCTGACGAAATAGGCTTAGTAGAGAAAAAATCAGCAGAAAAAATGTTACTATTTCTATCTGCGCCAAGATTTTTAAATACAATAAATAATTATAGAGATAAAGATGATAGAGACTTATTCGAAGCTGAATTTGTAAGAGCTACCTGGGGAAAACCTGATTTAACTAGCGATGAAATTAATTTATATATTAATGTTTGCATCGATTACATTAACCTGAGAAATGTAAGTAGAAATATTGAGAAATTAAATAGAATGTTTAATGATGCTGATTCACAACAAGAGATGACTGTAAGGCTAGCCGAGCTACTTAAGACAAAAAGTGAAGAGTACGATAAGTGTGAGAAAAGAATGGAATCTCTAATCAAAAAATTAAATGGTGATCGAGCTAAAAGGCTAGAGAATCGCCAATCTCAAAATGCATCAATATTATCATTAGTTGAAACTTTCCAAAATGAAAAAGAGCGAGCTGTGATGGTAAGAATGGCTGAAATGCAAAAAAAGTTAGTGAAAGAGGAAGCAGATCGCATGGAATCTATGGACTCCTGGAAAGCAAGAATATTAGGATTATCTAAAGACGATGCAGTATAAGTATATCCAGCCCCAAAGGCTCCTGAATATCTATGATGAGATATTCACAGCTGAGTCAGTCCTCACAAAAGAAGCATGTAATTTATTAATTAATTCATTTTCTGAGCAATGTAAATCTGCAACTGTCGCTGGAGTTAACGATGGTCAAAGAAATAATCTAAATACTGTCGCAATATCATCGCACCCTGTAGTTTCAGAAATTAAAAAATATTGTAGTCAAATTACAAAAACTAACATTTTATTTCAAGAAGAAGCGCAATTCATTAAATATGAGCCATCAATGTACTATGAAGAACATTATGATTTTTTTGAAAACCCATATGCTATGTTACCAAGTCAGTTTGGAAAGCAAAGATGGTATAGTATACTATTTTACCTCAACAGTGGAAAAAAAGGTGGAGAAACTAGATTTCCTAAATTCAAGATGTCTTTTAAGCCTGAGGCGGGCAAAATGTTGATGTGGAAAAATTTAAAAAATAATCAGCCCAATTATGACATGCTACATGAGTCTAAACCTACAGATAGCTGGACAAAATATGCGTTAATATTATGGATCAGAATGTAGAACATATATGCAAGGTTTGTAAAAAATCCTTTAAGTCTGAAAGAGCACTTCATATACATATTAAGTCTCATAACATTTTATTGAGCGAATACTATACGACTTATTATCCAATGAAGAATTGGTATAATGGTGAGCCGTTACCTTTTAAAAACAAAAAAGATTATTTTCGCAAAAGATTTTCAACCAGATGGCAAATGGTGCAATGGCTTATAAAAAACAAAGATAATAAACTCGCTAAACATTATGCAGTTAGCGAGCTCAAAAATAGAATAGATGAGAAAAACCTCTTAAAGGCCCCTAGCCATATAGAATTGCAGATATATGACTTACCACCTATAGATAGCTATAAAATGCTTTTTGGGTCATATACAGAGGCTTCTAAGCTTACAGGGGTTGAGCCAATATTTACCAAAAGAATATGTAAAGAGTTTTACGCTGATAAATACAAAGATACGCCAATATTTATAGATACTCGAGAACAACAGCCATTATCATTTCCCAACTCTAAAACAATGAAATTAGATTTTGGAGATTATACTTCATCTGGCGATTATTACTCATATACTTATGTTGACCGAAAAGGAGAGCAAGATTTTAAATCAACAATGTCTACAGGTTTTGAGCGATTTAAAAAAGAATTAGATAGGTGTAGAAACATGGGGTGCTATTTATATGTGGTTACCGAAAGCGATATAGAAAAAATAAAAAAGAGAAACAATTTTTCCAAACACCGATCTAACTTAAATTACATATGGCACAATATGAGAGTATTATCTCATGAATACGCGGGATGCTGCCAATTTATCTTCACGGGAAATCGAGAAAAATCTGTAGAAATTATTCCAAAATTATTAGTTCTTGGAGATGCTTTATGGAGCACGGACATTCAATATTATCTAGACAAACAAAAATGAGCTGGGAACCAGGAAATCAACCAAACAATCCTTTTAAGGAGGATATAAATAAATTACTTTTAGATAAAGGTTTTCTAGAAGAAGAAGAAGCTAAAATATTGTTATATCAATTTTTAAGAGAAAATATAACTTTCACAACTAGTTTATTGTCAGGAGTAGATTTATTTCCATTTCAACACATGGCGATTAAGGGTATGTTTG